CTGTAGGCGTTGAACTCTAGTTTATTTTCAAATTCAACTTTATATGTTTTTGTATCATGCGATTGCTTGAACAAAAAGATTGCAATTAATGCGATTAAAGCAAATATTTTATACATATTATTTTATTTCCTCAATTTTTAGAACTTCGAGAACTGAACAATCCCGAGTATATTCGTTTGTGTATTCGTGTACGGTGCCTTCGCACCATGTTTTTGAAAATGAAGCCCCTCTTACGTAATGATTTTTTAAACCCTCGCCGAATTCTTTACTTTCGATAACTTTGCCAATCTCGCCGAGCGTTGTTTTAATTGTATAAATGCGATAATTATTTTTTAAATCTTGCAGTTGTAAATCAAGTTTAAAGCAATAATCGTTTAAAATATTGAGCTCGAGCTCTTTTTGTTTTTTTAGCGATTGAGCGTAATCGTAATCTTGTTTTAATTTTTCTAGTTTTTTCATATGTTTTAGTTTTTAAAGTTAATATTAATAATTGTTAATTTATATAATTGAAGTTAGTTAAAATATCAGATTCTTCGCTTTTAGCTATTTTTAAAAATTTGTTAGCTTGTATTATTGCACATTCTAAATGTGTGTTCGCTATTGAGATTCTAAAAAGATTAGCATTTCGTGAAACTAATAAGAATTTTGCTTCTTTTATTTTTTTTAAAAAATTGCGGGCATCACTTTTTTTTGCAAAAAGAATTGCATAATTCATAGAATATAAATGATTATCATTAATTGTTAATGATTCTTTAAAATGATTTGCATTAAAAGAATTTTCGAATTTATAAGAGTTTTTCATAAAGTTTTTTTTAAGTTAATATTTAAAGTAATTTTGTGAATCACTTTGTTAAACATATTATGATTCATTAAATTATTAATGTCAAGCACTATTTTAATTTATTTTAAAGATTATTCAAAATGGGATAAGCTTAGAGTCTCAAGGGTTAAAGAGTTTATTAAGAAATAATAATAAAAAAAAGATTAAAAATAATTGAAAATAATTTGTGAATAAAATGATTTATAAAATGATTGAATTAATGTATAATTAAAAGTTAATTTGTAAAAAATGATGTCAAGAGAAAAAATAATATTTTTAAATTAAACATAAAATTGTATCAAAATAAAAAAAAGCATTTGACATATATTTTTTAATACCTAAAATGATTTTAACGGACTAATTACCCGTCATATCCAGCATTGGTTATTTTGTTTCTATTGGAATGGAGTTCAAAAGACTCCTTTCTAGAAATTAAATGAACAACTCGATATTATAAAAACAAAATAAGTTAGCTCAAAATAGCTAATTAACAATGCCCAATCATCAATAAATAAGTGGGCGTCGGGTTCTAGTGGCTTTTTAAGCGATAAACTTGCCCAAATTGATTTTGAATGTTAAATTAATTGTTTAACCTCTGATGACAAGTGAAATAAAACCCTTGCGTGGTCGTGCATTTGGCTTTAAGGGAAGAAAGTGGAGGTCATGCTCCGACAGTTGTCCACTCGAAAGAGTAAGGATTCAGAAGTATTTTAATAAATAGGGAGTCGTCAACCTGCCCGTATAATTGAAAAATTATATCTTCTAAATGCAATTTGTAGAAAGGGGCTTTGCGACAACTCAAAAGCATACACTGCAAATAGCCTTTTTTTGATAAAGGGTTATTTGCGTCTAGAGCAATGCTCCAATCTAAAAGCATAACTTAAATTTAATTTTATGTCTAGAAAAAAAAGAACTGATAATTCATTAATTCCAATTAAATTAAAACTTTTAAACTATTCTAATTACAAATCTTATTTAGAAAGTAAGCATTGGCAAGATTTAAGAAAAAGATTTTATAAAAGTAAATTAGTTAAAAAAATAGATAATAAAATTGTTTGTTATTCTTGTCAGGAAACTAAGCCTTTGTCATTGCATCACAAAACCTATAAAAGAATGGGTAAAGAAAAATTAAATGATTTGGTTTTACTTTGTCAAAATTGTCATTACTTGGCACACAAAATTTATGATGAAAATAAAAAATTAAAAAATACAGAATTTTATCAAAGTAGACTTAATTTAAGTAATTCTTATAAAAAAAAGCTTGATAATTAAAACTAATTTAATAATTTTTTTTACTTAACTAAAAACAAAAAAAATGTCAGAAATTACTATTGATGAATTTATTACAAAAGAAAAGGAAATTGCTAGTTTAAAAGAGCAATTGAAAAATAGTGTCTGGAAACCAATGATTAAGACTTACATTTGTAGAAGAGATAGACAGCCTAAAAGAAAGTTGTTGATTAATTTAGAAGTGAATGATATTAATAAAGCTATTAAGAATAAATGTAAAAAAAAATATGGTTAAATTATGACTAAAAAGAAACCAAAAAGTGAACATAAAAAAACTGGCAGACCCACAATAATGACACCTCAGGTTATCGCAAAATTAGAACATTGTTTTGAACGAGGCTACAGCGACTATGACGCATACAAAAGCGTCGGAATTTCAAAAGATGCTTTCTATGATTACTGCGTTGCTAACCCTGACTTTAGCGAAAAAAAGGAGTGGTTGAAGAAGAATACAGTGATTTTAAGCAAGAATATTGTTTATGATAAGCTTGTGATTGATAAAGATATAAACACCGCTAAGTTTATTTTAGAAAGAAAATGTAAAGATGAGTTTAGTTTAAAAACAGAAACCGAACTATCAGGCGAAGTAAAATCAAAAGTTGTTTATATCGAAAAGGAAGAAAAAGAAGCATATAAAAAACATATTGATGAAGTAATCGATGGAGATTAGACACCCCCAATATTTTGGACAGTTATTACATAAAGAAGGCTTTGAACGCTGGTTTTTATATATGTTTAAAGCCATTGAGGGCAGGAAGTTTATTAAAGAAGCATTACACCCAAAGTTATTCCAAGCGTATCAAGATATTTATGATTTAAAAGAGAAACGATTAAATATAAATGTTTGTCCAAGAAGTGCCAAAACTACATTAGCAAAATATTTTATTGATTACACATTAGAAATTAATCCGAGAAGTAATTTTATTTATACAAGCTAAACACAAGCATTACTCAACGATATATCAAGAGACTTAACAAATATATTGACGCACCCGATTTATTTGGCAATGTATGACAGTGGGGCTAAAGAAGAGAGCCAAGAATTTAATGCAATTGATGAGTTTTGGCAAAGCTATATTATCGAAGAAACTGGAAAGGCAACATTTTCAAGCAGGAAAATAACAACCGCAGAAGGTGGAGTTGTTTTATTTTCTTCTGTGGGTTCGCAAATTACAGGGTTTGGTGCAGGGGTTAGGGGAGCTAAGCAATTTTCAGGTTGTTTAATTATAGATGATAGCAATAAGCCTTCTGATATTTATTCACAAGTTCGCAGAAACAAAGTTAAATCATATTTTGAAGAAACTTTATTGTCTCGATTAAATGATAGTGAAGTTGCAATTGTCAATATTCAACAAAGATTACATTTAGAAGATTTAACGGGCTTCTTGTTGGAAAAATATAAATTTAATATTTTAAAATTACCGTTGGTAGTTGATGGAATATGTCAATTGCCCTCACAATATACAGCAGAAAGATTAGAAGAGTTGCAAAAAAACGAATTTATGTTTTTATCGCAATATCAACAAACCCCGATTATGTCGGGTGGGGCAATATTTAAAAGAGACTGCTTTATATTCTCAAATGTGTTGCCCGAAAAGTTTGATTATACTTTCATGACGGCGGATTTAGCGTATAAAGACAAGCAACATAATGATTTTACTTGTTTTAGCTATTGGGGCATGTTAGATAAAAAATTATATCTTATTGACTCCAAAAGAAAAAAAATAAACTCAGTTGAAATTGATAACTGGATTAGACCATGGATTATGCCCAAACTTGGCTATGGATTTAGATATATTTGGATTGAAGATAAGGCTCACGGCACTTATTTATTGCAACAATATCGCAAAGACGGCTTACCAGTTCCAAGCGAGCAAATGATTAAACAAACTTTGCCAAGAGATGGCGATAAAGTAATGAGAGCAAATAATATTATTCCTTGCTTAAATATAACTACTCCTAATGTTATATTTTATAATCAAATCGAAGGCTTTAATGATTTAGTTGAAGAGTTATTATCTTTTAATAATTCCGCTCATGATGATTTTGTTGATACTTTTATTGATGCTTGCAAAATTGGATTATTTGAGAAAAAACAAATTATCAGTTTTTAAAGCCTTGTTTTTAGTGTTTATTTTTTATAAATAAAAGTTATTATTAAAAATAAAATCAATTTTTTTAGCATGCAATGGAATTTCTTTAAAAAAAAAGGCGAACTAAAATTCTTTAATTACTTTCTTGGTCGGGATAATAAATACTTAGCAACAACAAACCCTAGTGAATTTATTAATTTCTATTTAGAAGCTTGCCCAGTTTTTACAGCAACTAAGATGATTGCCGAAGCCATTGGCTCAATTGATATTGTTTTAAAAGATAAAAATGGCGATTTTACTTATGAACACGATGCTTTAAAGCTTTTAAGAAATCCGAATCCATTTGTTGATGGTCAGCTATTCATGCAAGAATTAGCATCATCATATTTATTAACGGGAAACGCTTACATTAATATTATTGGCGAAAAAAAACCAGTTGAATTAAACACGATTAACCCGCAAGACATAATTATTCAGCAAGATACAAAAGATGGTTATGCTGGCGAATATAATTGGACTTCAACAAACGCCAATCGCATTTATGTCAGAAATTCTGATAAAAGATTTATTGATTCTCAAAAAAATGAATTAATTCATTTAAGAAGTTATAACCCTAAATTTTCATCATCGAATTTAATTGGAATATCAGCTTACGCGGGTTGTCAATTAGAGATTCAACAATATATTTTAGCAAGTGTTCATAATTATTCATTGCTTAAAAACCAAGCAAGACCAAGCGGAATTATTACTTACAAAGGCAACAATGATTTAAGTCAAGAGCAAGTTGATGGCTTAAAATCTACAATTAAAAACAAATTATCAGGAGCTAAAAACGCAGGAGAGCCAGCTTTTTTAGGTGGTGATTTTAATTGGATTCAATTATCAGAGTCAACAAAAGATATGGACTTTCCAACATTAAAAAAAGGTTGTGCGGAAGCTTGTTATTCAGCCGTTAAAATACCTTTACCAATGATTAGCCCCGACAATATGTCTTTTTCTAACATGGACGCTTCAAAATATTTGTTTTATGATAATGCGGTTTTGCCAATCCTAAAAAGATTATTAAAATTTTTATCGGTAAAATTATTATCAAGATATCCAAACGCTCAGGGCTTAGAGTTTTACTTCGATGAATCGGCTATTGAAGCATTGGAAGCTAGAAAATATGAAAATGCTAAAATCCTAAGTCAAATTGGCAAATACACTGATAACGAAATTAGAAGTATTACAGGATTTGAAGCAATTGACGGCGGAGATATTATTTACCGACCAGCTAATTTAATTGAGTCGGGTAGAGATATTTACACGGACGACAATAGAAATAATCCCGTTGCTAAAAGTGAGTTTATTAAAATAATGAAAGCCCAACAACATCAAGACGGCGGGAAGTTTTACACTAATGATTATATCGAATTAAAAGCTAAAGAATTTTATGGAAATTGATGTCCGAAAGCGTAAATTAGAAGCCAATTCAATTCCTGATTTGCGGGTTATCTTTAGAAATATGGCAAATGATGCGGAAAGTATTTACCGCAAAAATGGCTCAGTAAATGCCAAAGAATTAGCTAATAATTATTACCCTGAGTTTCTAAAAGAAATAAGAGACATGATGCGTAAGACAGTGAGAGAATTTAGTTTTGACTTACGGGAAGATTTACAAAGAAAAGGTTTAAATTTTGGTATAGATTTAGAAATAAAAGAAATCACTGATCCAAATGTTAAAGACAAACTAAAAGAAATAAACACTCAATTTAAAGAATCATCAACATTTTTTATTGCGAATCAAAGCGAAGAGCAAGCAAAATATATCGCAGAAACAAACGCAAAAGAAATTGATTTAGCAATAAGACAAGAGGAGTTAAAGTTTAACAATCAAAAAGCTTTGCCCGAATGGATAATTATTGCAAGAAATGTTAAGATTAACTTACTAGATAGAAGGCAAGCAAGAAGCGAGTTAATAGCTTCGCAAGTAGTTGGATTAACCGAGGCATGGACAAGACAAGAAGAGGCTCAAATTATTGATGAACAGGAATTGGAGATGAATAACAAAAAAATTAGCGTTAGAAAAACATTTTTTGCAATTTTAGATATGAAAACCCGCCCCACTCATGCAACGGCAGATGGACAACAGGTTGGCATTAATGATGACTTTAATATTGGCGGTTATAAAGCTAAATATCCAAGAGACCCAAATTTGCCAGCGGAGGAATCTATTGGATGTAGGTGCATTGTCGATTATTCTAATCGATTTGGTAATAAATCAATGTCAGTTAAAGCAACGGAAACTTATAAACCAACCGATGAGATGGCCTCTCCTT